CATCAGCAGCGATTCGCAACCTTGCATACTCAGATGCTTCTTCTAAATGCTGGACTAGATCAATAATGCCTTGTGAAATTATTTGTCGTGACGGCTGAAGACTGTTTGAATACTCGTTTTCTAATTGCATTAGCTCTTGAATAGACATATCTAACGCAGTCACAGGATCGTAGTCGCGCATCCTCTCATTAAAGCGCGCACGAGCATCAGCAAAAGTATCTTCTGATCTTTGAAATCTATCTTCCATCCCACCCGTCTCAAATAATCGTCGTTGTGTTTCAAGCACATTGTCAATTGCGCCAGACACGCTGCTTGTTACAAACGATTCTAAACTTCTACTAGGACGTTGATCAAGAACTGTAGGAACAGCAGCTTGTTGTGATGCATTTGCCGGAAGATTAGCAACAAAATTCTGCAAATCAGTCTTTGTGACAAAACGAGGCAGTGAGCTTAGGTCAAATGATCTAAACTCAGATGTAGACACATTTGCAGCTTGCGCCAACGTGCTTGAATTCACACGTTCTCGGTCATACACACCTAAGTTTCGCTCTAAGTTACTGCTTGTGCCTACAATTTGATCTGATCTAGAATTAAGATAGTCTTTAATACCTTCAACATACTGTGGCTGAACATACTGATTTCCGCGCCCAGAAGCAAAACCGACTTGAAACTTGTTAGGCGATACTTTCTCGAACTGGAATATGGCAGCAGGAACTCCTGTCGCAATATCTCTAAAGTCAATCATCTGATCGCCTTTTTTGACCGCATTAATATACGTCATTCTAGGGCTTGTAGCTTTAGGATTGCGCTCGCCAGTAAGGACGTCATAAGTCGGCTCATATTGTCGATTTCCAGTGCCGGAAAACCAATAGTTTGGTGTGTCAACAGCAGTGCCGCCTTCGGCAATACAAACATCTAATGCGAGAGTAACTTCACTAAGAATCCTGCCAATTTCTCCAGGGTTAAACTTCTTGTTAGTGATCTCCAATGCGCCAACGTTTCTGTACGTTTTGTCTAGTGGAATATACTTGTTTGCTGTCTCTAAGAACTTAGCATCAACACTGCGCTTAAACTCAGCTGTTTTAGCTTTGGCAATCTTTTCTTCATTAATGCGCTTTTCAGCAGTCTGTCGTATGTAGTTCTCGACAGTCATCTTTGGCACTTTGTCAAGAGGGATCGCGCCAGACATTACATCGTTGTAAAAGTTCTTAGCAAGCTCATCAAACCCAAGATTCTTTAGCTGGTTTACTGATGCTGTGTACACACGCTCATCATCAGGCGTTCGCATTAGTGACGGATAGAACTGTTGCTCTCTGAATTCAAGCCCTTCTTTTAAGTTCTTTGCTGTAGGTGCGCTAATCGCGATATCTGTAGCTCGTTCGTATGCAGAACCGAGATTTAGATTGTCGTATTTTTGCTGTTGTTTGGCAAGCGCAGTAGCTGCTTTATCAGCTTCTCGTGCTGCTTGTGCGAAAGGCGCGTATCTTCCGATGTTCATGCCTTCAACAACTTCGCCAGTATTGGGGTCAATAGCACCATAGCCTAATTGATAACCGGCATCTGCTTGTTCACGTCTACGACTTTCAGCCAAAGCAGATGCTCTTGTTAGATCTTGTAGCTTAGTTTCGGCTTCAAGTCTGGCTAAATCAGTCGCTGTTTTAGCTGGCATACCAGCTTCTATTCGTTTAGCCTCAAGATTTTGAGTACTAAACTGAGAAGATTCTAAAACGTCTTCAGGTTTGGCAAATGTGAAACCTTGGCTTGCTAATTTAGCAGCAGGTTCATTAGGTGTGCCAACTTTTTCGTTAATGTAGTTAGCAAATTGCGATTGAAGCCACTGACTTGCAGCATCGTGTCGAGCGGCAACTTCATCAGGCGATGGCAAATTGTATTGAGCTCTGTATTGAATACCTTCAGGCGTTTGTAAGAACTGATAGTACAAGTCTAAAGTATTTGGCGCTGAAGCTGCCTTGTTACCAAATTTCATCTTGTACGCTGCTAAAGCTGCATTTTCTGAAGGCGCATCAGGGTACATTTCATTAGCTTTTTGCTTTAAGAAGTTAGTAAACGCATCTCTCGCAGGTTGAGCGCGTTCTCGACTAAGAATATTGTTCTGCACTTCATCAAGCACTTCGATTGGCGTTAACGGTTCTGTCTTCACAAAGTCTTGAATAAGATCTTGAACAGGTGTGTATGTTGCTGCACCAGAAGCTGCTGTAGACGGCACCACTGCATTCTGTATTCTTGAACCTTCAGGCCTCATAGCATACAGCTTCGGGTTCATAGGCTGCATAGAAGCCGGTAACCCAGGAATTGGCGGTAGCCCTTGCATTTCTCTTTGAGCCATGATATCGCCAACTGATTGAGCAGCACCTTGAAGCTTTACGCCATAAGTAGGCTGACCAGTGATTGGGTCGATTCGTTGCATGCCAGATTGCGCATTTGCAAAGTCTGACGGAATATCTCTTACCTGTCTACCCATACGAGTAGCTTCAGCTCCCATCACTCGCACATCGTTCGGCGTCAAAGCTGGTCGACCTGTTTGTAAGTGGCCAAGATAAGCAGGCACATCTGCCATCAAAGGCGAAATTGCATTGGCAAAAGCTTGCGTTACAGGAGTTTGCGGAGCGTTTTGCTCCATAAACTGTTTAGCAACTTTCTCAGCATAATCAGGCGCTTTTCCTGAAGTATAAGTTCCGGGCGGCGAAGTAAGCAAGCTTTCTCCAACGCCTTTTGCTGCAGCGACTAAAGGAACTGTAAACATTCCAGCAGTTTCCTTCATAGACTTCATCATCATTAGAGGATTGAAGTTCGTGGCTAATGAAGTGAAGTTTCCTGCCGCAGCTTCTAATGGGTTAGCTGCTGGTGGAGTTTGTGCTGGAGGAATTGGTCGGTCGTAACCGGGGATTTGTGAAGATAGAGGCAGATTCTTTTTCGTCAGCTCTAACTTCATCTGATCTAAACTTGGAGCACCATCATCACCGATAACGTTACCAAGTGCATCGTAAATTGCTGCCATTTGCGCACCTTTATTTAGACTGCGTAAGGGTTCACTCGTTTCGGTCTATCTTCTTCATACGAGTCGTCTGCATCATACACTGGATCGATCACGATGAGCCCCGAATCTCTTAAATATCTAAGGGCTTGTGAAGTCGAGTCGACCAAATCATCGTGCCGAACCTCAGGAAAAGCACAGATCTGCTTGATCAATATCTCGGCCCAATCCCTAGCACAACCTTCATTGACCGAAGATTCAGGTATATAAACTCTGCCTTTGTGGATGATCGGTGAAACGATGTTCAGCCGCATCATCTTGTCAGCATTTCCCGGGTTGTAGCTTCGAATCGGTAAGCCAGCTCGCTGTAGATCTTGAATCAAGCTAATTCCCGCTGACTTATCCTCGATCAGAATCAGATCAACCTTCTTACCGTGGCCAAACTCATTCTCATCGCCATAGATCGATGTAGCTTCTTCAACCACTTTTGGCCGAAGATCGGGATACTGCATGTATTCTTCCCAGCAATCGATCAACATCACAGACATTGGCTTATCGGCGCTAGGTTTGAAAACACCCCAAACTGTGCAAGCAGTCGGGTCGTTCTTCGTCTTATCGCTCGTCGCACAGTCGTAAGACTGAAGTACGAACTCGAATCGAGGCAGTGGCTTATCATTTGGCCACAGCTTAAACCAATTTCGTTTGACGATACCTGCCTCTTCAGGGTCGAGGATCTCAGCGTAAATCTCTTGGCGGCCTAACTTGGTGCCTTCATACTGAAGAATCTGTTGCTTAAACGTTGGCGCCAAGTTTTGCAAATTGTCAAACGTCGTTGCTGTCGTATACACAACATCTTCGCCATCTCGCTCAACAAGATCCATGATCAATGGCTTCGGCTTCGGTGTTGTTGTGCAGATAATCTTTGGGCTTTGGCCCAACCGCATGCCGAATTGCAGCATGTTCCAAGCTTCATCAAGATACTGCCAAGCTGCCAGCTCGTCACACCACCCACCATGAAACTGTGGACCGCGAAAGCGATCAGGCTCTGATGCAGCAATACCTTTGATGATTGAGCCATTCACCAAAGTAATCTCATGCTGTGATTTATTGTAGTTCTCGACAAGTATGTCAGGGATAACTTTTATCAGCCCTGAATCGCCCTCGAAACAAACATCCCGAACGTCACCACTCGTTGGCGCCGATACTAGCCATCTCGTTTCGGGTTTCTTCCAAGCTTCCCACCACAACCACTCAGCTGCACAACGTGTTTTACCAGCTCCTCGGCCAGCTAACAACAGCCAAATAGTCCACCAATTTCCCTTCGGTGTAACTTGATGCTTATTTGCTTGGTGAAGCAGCCACTTTGAGCGTGCTTGAGTTGCGGCTTGAACCTGAGCCGAAGCCAAGTTTAAACTCGGTCCGGCTCTTAGCTTTTGCGCAAGCTTATTTGCGATTTCCGGATTCGGCGTCATCTTGCCTCATGCCAAGAAGCTCTTCCATCAGCTGTGTGGCAAAATCATGAACATGGTCAACCTGTATCGGCCCATCGTTCTTGCCAGTAACTTCGACTTTATTGTTTTCGCGATATTTAACGGGGAACCGAGCTGCTACTGATCTGCCCCACAGCGCAGTGTTGAGCCTGTTCCCTCCCGGAGATTCGATCATATGGCTCTTGGCAATCTTTTCAAACCACACCATCTCACGGTTCTTAGCTTCTTCTAAGGCCGTGAAAAAATCCGGATAATTTTCAGCCCAGTTGTTTAGTGTTTGCCAAGTTATACCCAACTCAACTGCAATTGCCTCTTTGCTGTTGCCGTCAGCTCCGAGCTGAATCACTCGTTCGCAGTACGACGGATCGTATTTAGATGGGCGACCAACGGGATTTTTAGTTTCTTCAGTCATGTGCGGGATTCTATATCATGCCGATGAAAAGTGTAAAACACTATTGCAACTACGCATTTTGGAAGGCTGGCAACTAATGACTTTCCACCCAATATTACAAATTACAAAATTACATTTCCTCTGAAAGACTATATACGATGCGTTACATATACTATTCTTATATTTATATAGTTTCTTAATGTAATATTGTAATATTGTAATATTGATCAAAAAGACTAATGCTGACAACAACTTACCGAGAAAACTTGATGTTACATATATGTAATTTTGCATGTAATATTACCTAGCTTTGTTCAATTTCACCACGGACAGCCATTTCAGTCTCACTTACTAGACTGCTCAAGGCTCCGTGCTTGTTCAAATCCCGATCTACAGCCTTGAGATTTGTAATTTTGACCACTATGTAGCGGTTAGTTTTGCCGCCTGAATTGATCGGTTTTGATTCAATATCTGCATAATTTAGCAAAGCTTTCTTAATATACTGGCTTCTCGGCCGAGAATCATGGCCCCATTTCTCACATAGAATTTCCATTTGAGCCGGCGTAAATGCCGCATATCCATTCAAGTGCTCAGTAATCCAGTCAGCCAGTTCTTTGGCAAATGCTTCTATCGGACTTCTTCCGGCTTGAATAGCAACTTGTTTGTATTTGGTATCTGGCGCGGGTTTTGCCGGATCAAAGCTGCTAATATCTCTGTTGTAGTACCAATTAAGAACTTTGCCGAATCCTTGATCGGTTCTTGCCCACTGCATCAGCCTAACGACTTTTGGGTGTGTTTCCAAATTAGTTAAACTTGCCGGCTTATAAATAGCTTCCCTTCTAGCATTGTTGCCCATCTTGGTGATGTACGGCTTGTTAGAAGTAAATATAAAGTTCATATAATTCTCAATATTGTATTGAGCGCCATATTTATTGTTGATAGCAATTTCCTTGCCTGTAATCATGCTCTTTAGCTGAGCGGAATGATCTTCCCTATCACTACTTGGCTCATTGATCACAATTAAAATCTTATTCTTAAAAATTCCATTGAAGTTGCCAAACAGCTCATCAGGGCCGATGATGATAGCTGGCCCATGATCACCAAGCCCAAGCATCTCGGCAATAAACTCAGCAGCTGCCGACTTGCCAATCCCTTCTACATTTGATACGAATTGTGGTGTTGTGTTATTCCGGCGCCACGGATATTGAACTACATTAGCAACCCAGTCGTGCCAATAATCAGCAAATGACGGCTCATCTCTAAAAAAGTACTTGCAAAACTCCAAGTAAAGCTCTACATCGCCAACCAACGGTTCATGAAGCCAGCTGCCAAGATAATTGTAGCAGCCATCCGGTGTAACCTTCAAACCCTGATATTGCGGAAACACGCCAACACGCCGAATATCACATCTTTTGCGCCACTTCTTGTATTCCTCGATCAGCGTAATCTCTCTGGTAGATACTTTTGGCGGCTGATTGCCTCTTCCCGGAACTGTAACAGTCTGTAAGAAGATGCTTTGAGCACTATCGATCTTTGCCTTTTGAAACGACATAATGTGGCCATCATCCAGACGAATCACATCGCCGTTGTACAGTGCATATTTGCAACTGAATTCATGAAGCTTTACATCTAAAGTATCAACACCGTTCATGATCACAGATGTGCTGGCTAAAACAGCGCCTAAACTACCACCTGCTATTAGATGATCATCAATTGCAAACTTTTTGCCTTTTCCTGTACCAAAACGCCCTACACGACAAAGGTGCACTTCGGCACCTAGTCCTCGGAGAGTAATGGCTAGCTTAGTTTCTGCTAAAGCTACCTGTTCATTTGGCTCACCATCGTCTTTAGCTCCATCATAGTCAAATACTATATGCACCTTGCGGTGTTTTGTATCAAAGCTGGTTTTCTTACTCCACATAAATTGCATCAGATCCGGGTGTAGCTGCACTCCGTTCTTACTCGTCCAACTGGTAACTCCAGCTAAACCGATGCAAGCATGCGCTAAACCGTCAATTGCAATTGCTTTTGTGATCGACCAAGATTTGAATTCACCTTCAGTAATAATGATGGGAATATCTACATTGGTAAGAATAGATCGCCACGGAACCGTGGGCGGAAAGTAAATGTGTGATCCACTGGCTCGAGCCTGCGAATACTTCATTTTTGTTTTTGGAACTAACAACCTAACGCGGACAAAACCAGTATCTTGCCCATCAACATCAAAGTACGGAATTTTTACGGACAACTCATTGGTGTGGCCCAACAGTTGGCGGGTAACTTCTTTGCTAAGTAACTCAAGACCAAGATTTTTTACATCTTGTTCATTAAATTGGCGTTTTTGTATAAATTCATCGTATAATTGATCTGGTTGTGTTATATGAGACGAAAATCCCATTGGCATAATCTGATTCCTTTTTGTAGTTGCCGACTTTAAAGGCCCTAGCGTGAACTAGGGCCTTTTTTTCGATTATATTGTTGCAACCAACTCATCTGCCAAAATAACTGCTGAATTTTTAATATTTTGGCCGTCACCAAACCAAGCACGATCGATACGCACATCTGAAGTGCGACCGCGATGATGATCAACATATTCAGTGACAGCATTAACTAAACCCCAGACTGTACCTTTGGCCGACTCTAGCTCACTGCCTTTTCCTTGGCCGTTGAACAAAGCCATTAAACGGTCGGTTGTTTTCTTGCTAACAACAATATCGACATCAGTTGTCTGATATGCGGCGATGTTGTCGAAG